CAGTACAGACTTCATTAATTATACACGACCAAGAAGCAGTAGATGTCCAAACCGATACATCAGCCTTTGCTGGAATATTAAGTACTTCTGAGACAACAGTTCAAGCAGCACTTGATGTTATAGATGATATCGATACAGACAATGTACCAGAAGGTAGCACTAACCTTTATTACACAACAAGCAGATTTGATACAGCATTTACAGGGAAATCAACTACAGATCTATCGGAAGGAACTAATCTTTATTACACACAAGCTAGATTTGATACTGCATTTGGTGGAAAAGATACAGATGATCTGTCTGAAGGTTCTACTAACTTATACTTCACTAATGCTAGAGCAGACGCAAGAATTACTGCTGCCAATGTAAATGACTTAAATGATATATTATTTGCTGATCCTACATCATCAGATGACGCAAAAGTCATTAGTTATAGTGATACATCAGGTGGTTTTGTATTGTCATCTCTTGCAGGATTGTCTGGATCTGGTGAAGTAAACACAGCTTCTAATGCAAATGTTGCAGGTATCGGTGTATTTAAACAAAAAACTGGTGAAGATCTTGAATTTAGAGGTATCAATGCTGGATCAACGAAAATTACAGTTACAAATGATACTTCTAACGATGAAATAGATATAGATCTAGGTACTGTATCAATTGATCACTTATCAGATGTAGATACTACTACTTCTGCACCTACAAGTGGTCAAGCACTTAAATGGTCAGGATCACAATGGGAACCTGGTGACGCAAGTTCTCAAGTATCACAATTAACAGATGTAACATTAACTTCTTTAGCAACTGATGATCTCCTTGTTTATAACGGAACTAACTGGGTTAACACAACACTTGATACTGATGATGTTGCTGAAGGATCGACAAACCTTTATTATACAGACGCAAGAGCGCAAGCCTCTATAACAGGTGGAACTGGAATATCTAATACTTCAGGAACAATAGCTATTGACTTTACTGAATTTGATACTGATAGTATTACAGAGGGATCAACCAATCTTTTTTATACAAATGCAAGAGTTCAATCATACTTATCAGGTGGTACAGGTGTAACACTTAGTGGATCTGGTGAGTTCAGTATTGGACAGGCTGTTGGTACTACTGACAATGTAACTTTTAATGATATGACTGTAAGTGGAAACTTAACTGTTTCTGGTACTACAACTACTGTCAACACAGAAACAATTAACCTAGCAGATAATACAATAACTCTTAATTCCAATGCTACTGGTTCAGCCAGTGAAGATGGTGGTATTGAAATTGAGAGAGGTGACGATACTAATAAGACACTTATTTGGAACGAAACTACTGATAAGTGGACAGTCGGATCTGAAACTTTCGTTGCAGGAACTTTTGAGGGTGAGGCAACAAATATACAAGCAACTGCAATTACAGATCTAACAGAGGATACTTCCCCTGCTGAAGGTGATTATTTAGTTACTTATGATGTAAGTGCTAGTTCTTTAAAGAAAGTTCAAAAATCAAACATTGCAGCAGCAGTCAGCTTTAGCGTAAATGATGAATTACCACTTACACTTGCTGACAGTACCTCGGATCCTATACAATTTACAAATGTTGGAACATCAGCTACTGATCTTGATCTTGTTTTAGCAGACGGTACTTCTGATCCTATCCAGATTGTAGGGACTTCAAACTCTGCAACAGTATTCAGAGATGGCGATACAGATACTTACATTAAAGTAGAAGATACTACTGATGATGACACAATTAAGATGGCTACTGCTGGAACTGAAAGACTTATTATTGAAAGCACAGGTGAAGTCAAAGCAAATGGTAAAGACTTAGCTGGTTATTCAAATGGTGTAGAATTTAGCGTTCAACAGTTTAGATTAACTGCAAATCAAACTACTACTGGTGCTGGTACAGATATAACTTCGGGTTGGGAAGTACCAGACAATACATTACAAGCAAACTTTGGTAATAATGTATCACAATCTTCTGGTGTATTTACATTTAGTAAAACAGGTTTTTATAAAGTAGAAGCAGTAGTTAAAGGTCAAGGTGGAACTGCTGGCTCTGCACATCATATATTATACATTGTAACTTCAGATGATAATTTCAGCACTGAAGCACCAATAGCACGAGCTATAACTCAAGAAGGTGGTAATGGAGACACTGCATACACAGCAGTAGTACTAGATATAACAGATTTAACAAATCATAAGGTCAAATTTTCATATTACAATTCCAGTGGCGAAATAGAAGGAGACACCGACCAAAATAGAACTTTTGTAACATTTACAAGACTAGGAGATACATAATGGAAGTATTTATATCATTTTTAGCAGGTTTTGGTCTAGGTTGGGCTATCGTATGGTTTTTGTTTTGTATGAAAGAGTTAAAAGACACATCAGAAGAAGAGTTAGATTATAATATGATTGAAAAGTCCCTAGGAGAATTTGTAAACAGCAAATATGACCCAGAGAATTATTTCAAACTAGGAGAAGGTACTAAATAATGGCAACAAGACAATATTTAATTAGAGTAGCTACTACAGCAGGTGGCGACAGTAATGGATTAGCAGAATTTGCAGATGGTTCTACAGATGGTGGACCATTAATTCCTAGTTATACAACAACTGAAAGAGGAAATATCACAAGTCCTAATGTTGGTATGGTTATATATAATACAACAGAGGACAGACTTCAAGTTTATACATCTGGTTCTACTTGGTTATCAATGGATATTGGTGACGTTGTTGGTGTTACAACAGATGCATTATCAGGTTTATCTGGTGGTGCTGGTTCAGGTACAGTAGATTTAAATTTAGATGTCACAAGATTAGCTGATGGAACATCAGTTGATGTTGATGAGGATAATGATTTGGTTATTCTTTATGACAATTCTGATACAACACATAAAAAAATAAATCCAGTTCAATTATTCACAAATGAAGCATTGGTCTGGATGGGATTATAGGAGAATTAGATGGCTATATATAATTCAGCAGAACTTGCAGAAGTAACTCCACTTACAACTACTGAAACTGAAATTTTCAGTAATGCTAATAAGTGCATTATCAAGCAAATATTGTTGGCTAACTATACAGCAACTGATAGAACAGTAGAAATCAAAGTTATTCCTTCAGGGGATACAACTGGTGACCAACATATCATTTTTGGTGATATAACTGTTCAAGCAAACTCAACTACAGTTATTGATTTAGCTATGGTTATACCTGCTTCAGCTTCAGTTGCAGCATTATGTTCAGCAGCAAGCTCTGTTAATATACATGTTTCAGGCGTAGAGGTTAGCTAATGTCAGAAGCTCAGATTCCAGAACCAGTATTTCTGGATAGACTGGGTGGTGACGAAATCTACGGATTTGGTCAAGATGGTGACGTGACCTTAACTGCAAACACAAGTTTATCCAGAGATATGTATTACGACAATTTAACTATTAACTCTGGTGTCACATTAGATACAAATGGTTATAGAGTATTCGTTCGTGATACTTTGACATTTACAGATTCAACTTCAAAAATAGGTAGATTTACAAGTAAAACATCAGCAGGAACACTTAAAGGTGGTTTTGCTAAAGGTGTGTCAGCAACAGATACATTAGGTGGTGCATCAAGTGAACAAGGTGGTTCTCATGGTGCTGGTGCTACATTCTTTGCGGGTGAAAATGAAATGTTTAACTTATCAGTTGCTATAGCTGGTAAAGCATTTGACGTAGATTCAGGTTCTTATAAATTTATTGGTGGTGGTTCTGGTGCATCAGATGGTGGTATTACTGCTAACGCTACAGATGGTGCAGCTGGTTCAGACAGTAACTGGGGTGATAGAAATACTGTTGGTGCAGCTGGTGGTAAAGGTGCTTCAGGAAACGCTGCTACAGCTGGTACTGGTGCTGTAGGTGGTGGAGTTGTTATTGTCGTAGCTAAAACTGTATCTGGTGACGGAACAGTTAGAGCTGATGGTGATGATGCTACAACTGCTACACAGGGAACTGATGGTGCTCCTGCACCTGATGCTTCAACACCTGGTAATAACTATTCTTATGCAGGTAACAACTATTCTTATGCAGGTAATAACTACTCGTATGGTTATAGCTATGGGTATTCTTATGGGTACTCTTATGGCTATTCATACCCTGGTAATAATTATTCTTATGGATATAGTTATCCTGGTAATAACTATTCATACCCTGGTAATAACTATTCTTACAGTGGTTCTAATCCTCACACACATTACCACTGGCATGGTTACACAATAAACAATTTACCAACTGGTAATTATCATTATCACTATGCACACTGGCATCCTTTTACCAATTATGGTTCTAATAACACAAACTATGGTTCAAACCCAACTAATTATGGTAGTAATAGTGGTTCAAACCCAACTAACTATGGTTCAAACTATGGTAATAATAATGCTTCAAACTCAGGAAACAACAGTGGTACAAATCCTACTAACAATGATACAAATCCTACTAACAATGAGACTAACCCTACCTTATACCACCCAGGTGGTGCAGGTGGTTCTGGAGGAACAGCAACAGATGGATATAATGCTGGTGGAGGAACTGTAGTGTTTGTTACAGGAACTAAACCATTACCTTCAGGATTGACAATTGCTGCCGCTGCTGGAACAGGTGGTTCAGGCTCAGCTAGTGCAGGAACAGTAGTAACAGTTTACAATATAAACGCAGACGACACGGACCCAGGAGCTTAATATGCCAATTATAGAATATGGTAATGCAGCAATACCTACAGACTATGAAACATTTGATGTTATCCCTGATAGCATTTATGGTTCTGGAATGGACGGTAATGTAACAATATCATCTAACACTTCTTTAACTAGAGATATGCATTACAACAACTTAACAATTAGTCCAGGTATCACATTAGATACTGCTGGATATAGAGTATTTGTAAGAAATTTATGTGCTTTAGCACCAACATCAGCTAATCAATCAGATACGATTATTGGTAGAGTTGGTGGAGTTTCAACATCAGGAACACTTAATGGTGGTGGGTTAACAAACACTACAGATTCATTAGGTGGTAATGGTAATGGATATACAGCAACAGCTCCAGATGAAGGTGCAGAATACTTTAATCACCCAGACATTGCTGTAAATGCAGTAATTGTAAATGCTGGACAAACAACACCTAGTGCTTTACAAGCAGGTGCAGGAGATTCTGTTAATTATGGTGGAGGAATAGTTGTTCTATGTGCTAGAAAACTAGGTGGATATGGAACTATAGCAGCTAGTGGTGAAACAACTACTGGTGGTGGAGTTATATTTATAGTTTCACAAGATATACCACTTACTGGTGTTTTAACAGATGTCACAGGATACGCAGACGGTACTGTAAAGACGTTTAAGGTTTAAGATGGCTACTGTAAGAATCTACTACAGTAGGGAAGACTCAAACTACGCTGATTGGAATTTATATTATTTTCCTGGTGAAGTAGAAGGTGATGATATAACAAACCTTTTCCCTGATTATACGGGAGATTTAGTATTCCCTTTTTATCCAAGAATAAAAAAATCTTTTACAGTCGAAGATAATATTGGTTATGTAGATATAGAAACAAATAATTCTAAAAAATTTAGTTTTTACATTAAATCAAAAGATATGACTTTTGATTATGATGGTAGCTATTGCGAAGATGCAGGTAAATTAGCACATTCGTCTTTATGTTTATTTCATATAGAAACTGGTTATATTTGGCAAATAGATATAAACTTAAATCCTTATACAGAATTTTATGTAAAAAATACAAATGGATATTTATATAAAGATAGTTCATATACAACACTTTTACCTCAATTTGTAGGTGTAGTAACATCTCTTAATGAAAATGATGACATAATGCACGATTCTGTAGATATTGAACATGGACAACCAGGAGAGTTTTCAGAATCAGAAAATTTAAAAATTTATTACTCTAAGACAAAATACTATGGATTTGAAATTCCTGATGAAGCAAAATTCAAAGTTGACCAATCTGGTAACTTAAATACCGATGTCAATGCTTGGGTCATGCTACACTTGAAGAACAAATCTTTTACAATAGGAGAAGACATGCAATTATCAATTGATGCAGCTGCATTACAAGCTGAAAAAGATGACGCAAAAGCAATGCTTGAAAAAGCTATTGCTAACTCACTTTTCAAATTAGGCGAAGATGTTGATGCTTTTGATGAAGATGCTTTCTTGGATGATGTAGATGGTTATAAAAATGGAAAAGGTTTAACATTCCATGCAACCATTGACTATCTAAAAGAATGCATTGACAACTTAAACGCATTAGCTTAGCTTAATTTAATATCTGGGAGGAAAGATGCGAAAAATATATTATATACCAAAAGGTGAATCTGTTGAATCACATAAAGGTGAATGGCATCTAAAAACAAACGAAGTACACACTGGTTTATCACCTAATATCGAAAAATATATAGATAACCCTGATGTACCTCAATTTGTCGATATTCCAGAATTTAAACATATAATATCACCTAAAAATCAAGCTAAAAACGAATACTTTCAAGTAGGTTATGTAGATGATTTTGCTAATAGAAGTGAACTACCTCAATATACTTGTGAAGTTTGGAAAAAGAATTTAGATAGACCATCAGAACCACATGAAAAAATTCATACTTGGTTTCTTCAGTTTAATGGAGAATTGTTTCATACTGACCACGTTGCTTTAGATATAGGTTGGTATGACTTAGTAATTAAATGTGATGGGGAGGAAGTTGATACTTCAGAAATATCAATTTATTATCTAGATGAAGAAGAATAATTTATGGGAAGCAGGAACTCCTAAAACAGTATTACCAGGCGTTATGTCTTGGGAAAATTGTCTCACAATACCTGAAGGTGTAATAGACCTAATGAATAAAGATGTAGATAATTGGGTTCCTACTGTTACACAAGAAGATGTTAATAGAAACGATTCTGTTAAAACAGTATTTTCACATGATGGTCCTATTAGGTTTAATCCAGAGATTGAATTTACAACAGACTTAGCTCAAACTTTCTTTAAACACGTAAGATTGAACACATTAAACAAAGTAGCTCAATATATAGATGTTTACACAGAATTAGATAAAGAAATAAATTGGATGGAAAATTGGCAATATATAACATATAAACCACCTAGGAAAATGGATTTTCATAGTGATAATCATGCAGTTAGAAATCCTAAAACTAATAAATACTACATAAACCCATTCTTTAGGAGAATTACAATATTAACTTATTTAAATGATGATTTTGATGGTGGTGCTTTAGTTTTTAGGCATTTTAAAGACTATGAGCCTTACAAACCACCAGCTGGAAGTGTAGTTGTAATGCCTAGCAATTATATGTATAGTCATGCGACTACTCCATTATTAAACGGTAGAAAAGCTGCATTTCTGGTATCATGTAGTAGTAACTATGATATGGATAGTTATAACAATGGTTCACAGATTTCTGAATTAAAAAGGAGAGAGCTTAGATGAAAAAAACAATGGGAGTTGTCGAAATATACGATGATTTCTTAACAGATGAGCAATGTAAAAATATTATAAAGTCTGTAGAAGATGCTGATAAATCAGAAGTTGATTTCGGATTTGAAGATGCTTCTATAGGTAAAGGTCATAAAGGTGGAGATATTAGGTCTAATAAATTGATTAATATATCTTCAATAGCTTTTGAGCCTGATGAATCAAGATTAATTAGAAAAGCTAAAGAACAAAATCTATTTCATCATGTAGATGATTTTCGTAAAATACATGACTTATTAGGTTCAAAAATGCAACAGTTTGTCAATGAATATACTAATAAATACGAGTTTCCTATTATGTTTGACGAAGGATATACAATGCTGAGGTATCAAAGTGGTCAATCTTACAAAGGACACTCTGATTATGCACCACATATTCCAAGATATTTATCAGCTTTAATACTTTTAAACCCACATGAATACGAAGGTGGAGGAACATACTTTCATTATTTTGATGAAAATATAAAACCTGAAAAACCATCTTTAGTTCTATTTCCAAGTAATTATGCTTACACACATCAAGCTATGCCTGTTGTTAGTGGTACAAAATATGCAATTGTAACTTGGCTAGGTCATAGAGTAGATTTAGACGGAATGCCAAATATGTATAGACCAGAGGGTATGTAATGGATGCAGTAAGAATACCTGAACTATTTAAAGGAAATCAACTTGAAGAAGTAAGATATTGGTTAGATTATGAGACTCCACATAATAATGATGGCACTTGGTTAGAGTCACCTTTTAGAACATCTAAAGTAAAAATGTGTAAAGAATTAGATATGTTACATGTGTCTTTAATAGATAAAGCTAGAGATATTTTTTCAGTACATAATTTACTACCAACATTTTCAACTATAAATTGGTATGAAGATACAACAGACATTAGAAAACATTTTGACGATGGTCCTGTTGAATACACAATTATGTATAATTACTTTAGTGAAACTCCTTTAGAAATTATATATAAAAATGAAAAAATAGTTTTAGATAATGAAGAAGCTATAGCTTACAATGGTGCTGAATTTGAGCATTATAGAAATAACAACGGCTCTATATCAATAGGTTTATATTTTAACTTCGCTGAACCTAATAACTATCATTTCGCTTTAGGTAACTATACTAATGGAAGAATAGAATTTCCTTCCCAAAGACATGTAGATGAGGTTGATGTAAATTGGCTATAGTAAGAAAAAACTTTAGAGCTGGTGTAGTTTGTAACTACGATAATAGTGATATATATGAATCAAAAGCAGAAGAATTTGGTCATATAAACCCTTCATTAGAATTTTACTTATTTAATAACGCAGAATCATTTAGTAATGCTTTAGTTGTTGGTGCAGGTTTCGGATTATCAACTAAACAATTAGAGGATGCTGGTTGTACTGTAACGTCTGTAGAGCCTATATCATCAAGGTTTGCATTACTAGAAGGTAATGTAGAAGGCACTTGTATAAATAAAGTATGTGGCTCTTCTAGTGGTACAGCAACTATCTATTACAACGAATCTAATAAATCTGGTGGTCTTATAGGTACAGAATTTGGAGATAGCTCTGAAGAAGTAGATATGATTACTGTAGATAGTTTAGATTTAACTCTTGACTTAATGCTTGTATATGCAAATGGTAAAGAGTTTGATGTTCTTGATGGTGCAGTAGATACAATAGCTAATAATCCAAATATGAAAATAATTATTAAATGGATACCAGATTTGTTTGATGATGTAGATGTAGCACATCAAAAATTACTAGATTTAAATAAAACAGTAAAAATAATTCACTGGGAACAAGATGATTCTATAACATTTAAAACAATGTTTGATGGAACTTATCCTGATGATAGTCTTAAAGGCGTAGGAGTAGCAGACTTACTATTGGAGTAAAATGAAGAAATGGTGGGGGACAAAAGAATATAGCCGACTTCTCGAAGTAAAAAAGCATAAGGTAGGCGATGATAAAATACAGTTTCTGACTGCAAGTCCAGAATATGTTGACTTAGCACCTCCTAGACCAGCTAAAGAATTTGAACCATCTTGGTACAAACATTTACAAAGAGAATGGACTGAGATGCGTCCTAATGACGACTCTTGGAATACTGTTCCTTATAAAGATAACTCTGCTAAGAAATGTCCAACTATAAAAGACATTATGTTTAGTGGTTACATTATTCCCTTGTGGTTAGATTTAAAAATAAGTCATACTAAGGAACATGGATTTAATTGGTATAACAAGCATGCATTTGAGGAAACAATTACATATCATGCACCAGAGTCTATTGGTAATATGCCATTTCCTCCAACATCTTTTGACACTGCATTGAAGTTTGCTAATCCATGGGATATCATTACTCCACCTGGTTGGTCTGTATTAATAATGCAACCTTGGTATCACAGAGTTTGGGAAATAGAGATATTACCTAGTGTTGTTGAAACAGATAGTTATCATCAAATGAACATACCTTTTTTATATCACGGTACAGGTGAAAGAACATTTAGACAGGGAATGCCTTTAATACAAGTAATCCCATTTAAAAGAAGTGGTTGGGATATGTCAGAGTTTGAATCACGTAAAATGGACGACGACGAAAGAGAGTATTACGCTAAAAGTAGAGCAGGTGAACGAACTAGACAAAATGGTTGGTATCGTTGGCTCACTCAACAAAATAAAAAAAGATGGAAAGAAGAGGGGATAATTGATGAGTAAATGTCCAGTACCACATAACCCTAGAATTAAAATACCTAGGCTTACTGATATGTGGAGTAAAAAACTAAGTACATTAAATAGAGAATTGCCAGAAGTTGCTTTTACTTTACCTAGAGCAAATACTGTTTGGGGTATGAAAGAAAATGAAGAGAATTATTCTACACCACCTATTAATTATTTAACTCCTAATAAATTTATTAAGGCACCTAATGGTTGTGTATCTACACAATTTATGCGTAATAGAATGTATGAAGTTTACTTTCCATGGTCACACGTAAAGGTAAATCTAACTAAGAATAAATTTGCTGATGAAGTAGATAGATTTGCTGGTTGGAGTCACAATGCTCATTACTATGGTGCAGTAAAACATCATGGTCCTTTTCACGATATTATTATGGAAGAAAAAGAAGCATGGGGATATCCTGACAAACCTGTAATGCAAATATCTTTACCTATTATGTTATTTACTGATGACCCAGAAGTATGGATGGATGTTATTCCTTCAGATAGAAATACAGGTAAGAATTTACCTATATCTACTATTCCAGGATTTATGCCTATTTATGGTTGGTCACGTGGTTTATCTTGGGCATTTGAGTGGACTGATATGAACAACCTAACAGCAGAACTACATCACGATACAGTAATGTTTAACTTGTTATTCAGTAAACCTGTAAAAATTAAATATGTTGAATGGAACGAAACATTCAGCAAACAGTGGAATCAGATAAGTCAATCATCTGTAAATAGAAGAGACACAAATATGCTCTATCCTCTTGCATTAGAGAGAAGACCTAAGAAAGTTATGCCTAAGAAAAAATGGTTCTCGAAGTAAAAATAATAGATGATGTATTTCCTGAGCGTGTATTTACACGTGTTAGAGACATGCTTAGAAGACAAGCTAAAAACTTTCCATGGACAGAAGAATTTGGACGTTATGGAATAAATGATTTTGAATGGCTACCTTTAAAAACTTACACACAAAGATTAAGAGATTTAGCAAGAGAAATATTTGATAGTGAAACATTAGAACCTAGCTATTCTATGTTTGCTCACTATGAGACACCTAAAGCTAGTTTGTTAAAGCACAAAGATAATAATGCTTGCACATACACTTTAGATATTTGTTTATATCAAAATACTCCATGGTCTATATGGGTAGAAGATAAAGAATACTTTTTAAAAGAAAATCAAGCATTGGCATTTTATGGTGAAGACCAAGAACATTGGCGTGAAAACTTTCCTGACCCAGAAACAAATGAAGTGGGACAAATATTTGCACATTTTGTTGAACCTACTCACTGGTTTTTTAAAGGTAAGTATGATGAAAACTTACGAGGTGTAATGTGAAATCAATAAAAGCAAAAAATATAACTTTTAAAACTCAAATACCTGCATTAGTAGATTTAATGCCACCTGTTCCTGCAAGTCAAATGATACCTGAGTGGTTTCAAAATTTAGCTATGGATTTACCTAGACCAGACCATAAACCATTTCCTGTGTTGGGTCCAATAATAAAATCTTGGTCATCACATACAATTAAAAAGTGTCCTGCTGTAGTTGATTATTTTACTGAGGGTTACATAATTCCTTTATGGTCTGATATCTTTATACAAAGATATGGACAAGAGTTTCATTTTGAAACTAATCATGACCAAGGTATTGGAAGTACTATAGAATTTCATAACAACGACCAAGTTAAAACTTATCCATTTAAAAGAAATGATTATAAGAATGCAGTAAAGTTCACAAGTCCATGGTTCTTTTACACACCACCAGGTTGGAGTACGTTATTCCTTCCACCATTACTTCACCCCAATGATGACTACACTTTATTCCCTGGAATAGTCGAAACAGATAGTTTTCATCAAGTTAATTTTCCAAGTATATGGCATTCAGAAGGTGACAGAATACTGAAAAGAGGTTCTGCTTTCTTACATGTAATACCTTTTAAACGTGAAAAGCATAAGCATATAGTTGAGGAATTTTCTCAGAAAGATTATCAAAACAACACTGATGAGTCTTTTAGGCTTAGAAGTTTAATGACTAATGGCTACAGAGACTTAACTAGAAAGAACAGGAAGAAATGGAAGTAATTAAATTTGGACCTGTAAGAGATGATTTTGTAGGTTTTGATGAAATACTACCTCAACCTGCAAGTAATCACCCACCTAAATGGTTGAAAGAAATGCCTAATCATATGACAAATGGTGACCCAAATACAGAATTACTTAGACAATTAGATTCATCTACAGTTAAAAGATGTCCTAGTTTCAGAGATATATATAAATATGGAATTGTAATTCCTGCACCATGTGATATATATATAAACATAACTCATAATGAATGGGAATGGAGAACTCCTTCTAACATAATAGAACTCGAATATCACTCCGATTTTCAATTTAAAGACTATTATCCAGACAAAAGAATAAAAGGAGTATTTAAAATTAAATATCCTTTAATGGCTATAACTCCACCAGGTTGGAGTATTATGCAAATTCCTTTACTTTGGCATCATAATCCAGATTGGTATTTTGCATGGGGTATATTAGATTCAGACCAATATCATGATTTAAACCCACAATTAATAATTACTTCTGAAGAAAGAGAATTACTAATTAGACAGGGTGAGCCTTTATTTTATTATTACCCAATTAAAAGAGAAGAATGGAAAATAGAAATGCTAGAGCATGAAGATGTTCTTGCTAAACTTAAAGAGACTAGGTGGAAACTTAATACAAGATTTGCTGGTCGTTATTACAAAAACATTAGGAGAAAAAAGTGAAAGTTTGGATAGACCAAGATTTATGCACAGGTGATGGATTATGTGCAGAAATATGTCCTGAAGTATTTGTAATGAAAAATGATGGTCTTGCTTACGTACAAGACTATGAAAAAGTTTATAGTGCTATAGATGGAAACCCACAAGGTTCTGAAGGACGTGCTGTTGTTCCTATAAATAAAATAGAATTAGTTAAGGAAGCAGCAGAAGAATGTCCTGGAGAATGTATTTTTTATGACGAATAATAAAAGATTAGAATATGAATTAATTAAAAAAAGTAATCTAATAGATAGAGCTCCAATGAGCACAACGAGCGATAATAAATATCACGTAGATGATTACGATAAGTGTGAATGTGGCTGTCGTGAGAGTGACTGATAGTATTTTTTATCTTTCTCCATTAATTCATCAAACTCTTCTTTAGTTACATAACTAGAAATACCAGCTCTCTTACCACCTTCTCCTTCAATGTCTTTTTCATATAAATGACATATTAATGGATAACTTACTGCTGGAACTAACAACGTAAATCCTTCTTTTTCTAGATTGTAAGTTTGTATAGGTTCTTCACTCCAAAATATAGAGTTTTTATCCACTCCCCTACCACCCCAACTACTATCACCAAAAGCAAAACAAGCAGAAAACTTACTAGCAACTAAGTGAAACTTACTATTTGTTCTACATGGTTCCCAATTCTTTAACCAATCTACAGGTTCTTTTTTACTGTTCCATTTTGGATATAGAAAACCAGGCTCTAATGCTTTTCTGATACCATTTTTAGATATATATGGTGGTGCAATACCAGTCAGTATTGTTTTATCACTACAACCCTTTAATAAATCTATTAAGAGTTCATCCCAATGTAATTGAAACCACGAATGTGCGTCTATCTGCAGTACATAATCTTCGCCGTTATACATAGAATTAGCCTTATATCTTGCTCTACCTACTCCTAAATGAGCCTTATTAAACGTTTCTAGCTCTAATCTAAAGGTTGAGCGAGAACTAAGCCTATCAGCGTAATCTAACAATTCTTGCTTTGCTACATCAGTTTTATAGTGTAAATAAACACCAAAAACTAATCTTTCAGGATACTTTGCTTTATATATTGCGTCTTCAATAGTATGGGATAGTTCTGAATCATCTAAAGATGCTATTTGTATAAATACCATTGGTTTATTCATCTTAATATAGAATAATAGCATGGAAGAAAAGCTAAACAATTTCCCAGAAGGGACTAAAAGAAAAGATGTTATTGAAGAACTTATTGACCATGATGATATTAGAGAGATTGTTTTAAAACAATTTAATTATATGAGAATCAATGGTATTAACTTAGTTCAAGATGCAGATGATTTAGTTAATTTGTATCTAAAAATAGCTAAGAAATTTCCTGCATAAAATACTAGGAAAATCACAACAATATAGTATAGTAATAATATAGTAATTCACTACGGAGGAACTAATGGCTGAAGAACAGCAAAATCCACAAGGTCGTGAATTAAGTACTGAAGAATTAGTTAAAATTGCTAATTCATTAAATGCACAAGTGCAACAACAGAACTTAATGATTCGTGACTTAGGCGACAAAGTTGCCAAAAAAGAAGTAGAGAATTCGCAACTCAGGGCTGCGATAACTCAACTACAAAACAGAGGTGGCGCACCTCAAAATGTGCCAGCCGAAGATGGAGGAATAACAGAGGAGGAGTAAGTGGTATCACTTAACGAATACGCTAAAAGTGACAAGACTTCTACAGGGTATCAACCTTGGAGAAAAAAGTCGGAAGAAAACATGAAAGCATGGGAAGAGGCAGTTACTGGGTTTCAGAGTGGAGAACATTCTATATCAACTATTGTAAGATGGTTGCAATCTCATAAAAACTGTCCTTTGTCTGATTCTACTATTAGAGGTCAGCTCAAAGCAACATTGACTCAACCTGATGGATAATTTAGAAGATTTTGCAAAATCCGAAAGGGCTATGCAAAATGCAAACAGACCAAGGCAAGTTCATCCTAAGGGTTGGGAACCTAGGGTTGATACTGCTAAAAAAGAAATAGTTTCTAGACCACAAAGTAAAGCTGGTAATCCTGCTGACCATAGATGGGATGAATATTTAAAAGATTTAGGATTTAATCCTGATGAATTTGAGATTATAGAACCATTTGAAATCAGAAGCTGGGATACTAACACTGCTGAAGGTAAAGATACTTTCTATTACTACAAAGCAAAAATCATTTCTAAGAACCTTATTAATGATAGAGACCATGATTATAAAGCTTTATTAAAAGAAATTAAAAATTCTAAACCTAAAGCTCAAAAAGTAACTGGTAAATCTAGCTTCATTGTCTGTCTCAGTGACTGGCAAATGGGTAAGCGTGATGGAGATGGAACTGAAGGTATTGTTAAAAGAATTAATCAGATGATACCCGATGTTACTGCTCAAATTAAAGAACTTAGAAAGAATGGTGTAGATTTAGCTAATTTATACGTCTTTGGATTAGGAGATATCGTAGAAGGGTGTGAAGGGTTTTACGACATGCAAACCTTTACAGTCGAATACGACCTTCGTAGGCAAAAAATGATAGCTAGGAGATTATTAGTAAAAGCTCTTAAAGAGTGGTCACCATTGTTTAAAAATGTAGTAGTAGCTTGTGTTCCTGGAAATCATGGTGAAAATAGAAACCAGAAAGGTAAAGCTTTCACCACATTTGGGGATAATTTTGACGTATCCTTATTTGACGAAGCACAGGAAATACTTGCAGAAAACCCTGCATTTGACCATGTAAAGTTTGTTATACCAGAGAATGAACTATGGATAACACTTGATGTATCTGACACAATTATTGGATTAGCTCACGGACATCAGTTTAGAACTGGTGGTAGGTATGCACATCAAAAAGCAGTTAATTGGTTATCTGGTCAAGCATTTGGTATGACAGAGATGGGTGATGCTGATATTTTAATATCTGGTCACTTTCACCACTTATTTGTAGTAAATGAAGGTAAGAGAACCCTTATGCAATGTCCGTCACTTGATGGTGGTTCAGACTGGTTTGAAAATATTACTGGTAAAAGTTCCTATGCTGGTACATTAACTTTTTCTATAACACCTGGAAAAAGCCAATTACCATGGGATAATTTAAAAGTAGTATAAACCACTACCTTTACAAATATAGGCTAGAATAATCGTATGAAATTAGATGTAATACGATTTCAATTCGGTGCAGATGCCACCAATTCTCTTTTATTTATTGATGGGGAATTTGAATGTTACGGATTGGAAGACGAATATAGAGAAGTAAAGGTTATGCATGAGACCTGTATTCCAGAGGGAGAATACGAAATAAAATTTAGAACAGTAGGTGGTTTCCATACTAAATATGCAGCTAAATATGGTGCAATGCACAAAGGTATGTTAGAACTACAAAACGTCCCTGGGTTCCAATTCATATTAATCCACTCTGGAAACACCGATGAGCATACCTCGGGGTGTTACATTGTCGGAGAAAGTCAACAAGATTTAGATAAAGGCAAAGATGGATTTGTTGGTTCTAGTGGAGATGCTTACAAAAAATTATATCCAAAAGTTGCTAATGCTTTAGAAAAAGGCGAAAAAGTAACTATTAAGTATTCAAACGTTAAAGATTTAATTATTCTACCTGATGTAGTATCTGACTTAAGAGGACAAATAAAAATCCTTGAATCAGCTGCAAAAGGTAGACGGATAATATAAACATAGGAGATTAACTATGAACAAAAAAGATATGGCCTATCTCAAAAATGCTGGAATTAGAGCTGGTAGAACATTTGTACAAGCATTTGTTGCAGTTATGATTGCAAACCAAGCAAATTTGTTTGAAGCCGATGTTATTATGGCCGCAATTGTTGCTGGAGCTTCTGCAGTAGTTTCTGTTATACAGAATGCTTTAGAAGACGCACCATTTGCGTTTATGTCAAAAATTCCGAAAGGTTAAGAATTCGATATAAAAAGTATCGGATAGGTACGCAACGAGCTTAATATGGCGGCACTAGTGTCGCCACTAGCTCCAAAAAAATCACATGAAGATATCAAAAAATCATCCTTTTGTTTTCTGCAACTATTGTGCAAAAAGCATAAAGACTAATAAATCACCGATGGTGTGCGATAATGTAAATTGTACACATTACAACGAACCAGTAGATAAGAATGGTGATTTAAAAAATGTATGAGTATAGAGCTACAATTCAGCGAGTGGTCGATGGCGATACTGTCGATTGTTGGATTGATTTGGGTTTTGATACACAAGTATTCAAACGTGTCAGATTTATTGGGGTCAATGCTCCAGAAACTCGTACAAGAGATAAAGCAGAAAAAGAACTTGGATTAAAAGCTAAGAACTGGCTTAAAGAAAAATTACCTGTTGGTTTAACATGTATATTACAATCACACGAATATGGGAAGTATGGTCGTGTTCTCGGTGAATTATTTATCGAAAGTGGAAGTCGTAAGCAATCAATTAACAAAATGATGTTAGCTGAAGGGCTCGTAAAAGAATACGATGGAGGTGCTCGCTAACTAGCAGGAGCACATAATTTTTAATAAAATACAAACAGCAATACGCCTACTTATAGTAGGTTTGTTAATATATCCTTTACCTATTGCTTTAGCAGTAGAACAAACAACTACTGAATCATTTAACGCAGATGGTACTAATCAAACAAATTTAGTATTTGATTACTCTTATGATGACGATAGAAATATTTGTTGGAATAGATTAGATAGTTATAGTGGGGATTATGGAACAACAGGTCAGTCTTTAAATTGGAATACCTGTAATTATGCAGACGCAGTTTTAAGAATGACTTTTCCAGATGATAATATAACTTTCGCTCAATTTAATATTGGTGCAGTAGACCACGCTTGGTATGTAACTTGGAACTATTCAGATGGCACAAGTTCAAGTAAAAATTTTATGAATGCTACAGGCGCTAGTTATGCAACTCCTATGCACACAGCACCTACAAGTAAATACATTAAAAGTGTCGATGTAGAAGTAGATGATTATGTTTTGGTAGATGATATTTCTTGGACTTATGATGATGGTATTATTGCAGGTACAGGTGCTCCTACTAATTTAACTGTATCAACTAACTTACACAATGGAAGTATAACTGTTGATTGGGACGCACCAGATAATACATATCAGTATTCTCCAGAAAGATATGCAATTGGTTTTGACAAAGCAGACCCTCCAATGTATGGAATAGCTACAGGAAATGTAGGAGATGAAAACGCTTTAAATACAGAATATACATTTACTAAATCTTACTTACAATCAGTTCTTGACGCACAAGTAGGAGATACTCTTTACTTTCAAATAAGGTCAGATAATGACACGAACTCTAGTTACTCTAGTTGGACAACTATAGCTAGTTATACGATACAAGATGTAGCTAGTGGTGTAACAGATTTATTAATAACAAACAACGAATACCAAGGTTTAAAACTTGGTTGGACTCAACCTAATACAGGTTGGTCATCAGTAGAGTCTTACAGAATTGAATATAAACTTTCTAGTGAAGAAACTTATACAGGTATAGACATAGCAGACCCAAACACTACATCTTATCTTATTGAAGACATTGAAGGGGGAACTTATGATTTTGTAGTTTACTCTTGTACAGATAGTGGTAGTTTTTGTCACGGAGGACAAGCAGGTCCAGTAACTAATTTTGAAGTATTGGCTACTACTGCTGTTACTACTACTACAACAACTACAACCCCTACAACTTTACCTCCACCACCTCCACCCCCTACACCTACTACAACTTTGGCACCAGTAGAAGTAGTTGTTATGGATGATGGTACTGAAGCAGAATATACACAAGACCAAATTTCTC